ACGGTATAATGTTGCTCGTTGTTAGTTGTTGCCGTTGCTCGTGTCGTTGCCGTCGTTGTAGTATTCCAATAAATCAATTTTGTAATCACACTCCATAGCATTTTTTAATTTTGTATTTTTACGTGTTGCCGTAATTTTTTCATATACATTTTTTACTTGCATATTTTTATATTGCAACCGTTGCCGTTGTTGCCGTTGCTCGTTGTTGCGGTTGTGTTTTTGTTGCCGTCGTGTTGCCGTGTTAATCTTGTATTTTTCATAGTATTCTACAACCGTTGCCGTGGTTGCCGTTGCCGTGGTTGTTGGTACGTTGTAATCATTCGCAACCGCAACCGTTGCCGTGTTGTCAGCTGCAACCGCAACCGTTGCCGTTGTCAATGGAGATCCATATACCCAATTACCACTCATATCATAAATAGCAGTTGTTGGTAAATGTTGCATAATTGCCGTTGCCGTCGTTGCCGTCGTGGTTGCCATTGCAGATCCTTTCATGTTGTCAGTTGTTGCCGTTGTTGGAGTGTTATAGTCAGCTGCAACCGTTGCCGTGGTTGCCGTGTCGTTGTTGGTTGCTCGTGTTGCGTTGCATTCATCACAATTGCATAATGTATCAAAATACAAGTGTACAATTAAATCGTCGTCGTCGTCGTCGTATTGATCGCATAACGATACACTATATGTATCTGCAACCGCAACCGTTGCCGTGTTGCTCGTGTCGTTGCTCGTGTCGTTGCTCGTGTCGTTGTCAGCTGCAACCGCAACCGTTGCCGTTGTTGGTTGCTCGTTGCTCGTTGCAATAATTGCACAATTTGCAATTAACGTATCATATAATTTTGGATTATCTCCAATAACACGTTGCAAAAATGAATGCATACGGTTGTACAATTCATAGTAAAAGAATGCAGTTTTGTTAACCTTTCCATTATCATTATAATAATTTTGGTATGCAGTATATAATACTTTCGCATACTTCATTAATTGCAAATGATCTGAATAATCAATAGATAATACCAATTCACTTGCAATTGTTGCCGTTGTCATCATCTGCATATATTCATACTCAGAACTTTCTACATGATGAATACATTCATTGTAATCTTGTATCGATCGTGCAATACTGCTATTCTTTTTTGCATATTTTTTTAATTCTACCATATTAAATACGTGTTTATGTTTTTTCGTATCTGGTAAAATTGCATACTCCAATCCTACATATAAATCATTAATGTGATAGATTGTACTATTCGCTAATTGTTGCCGTCGTTGTTGGTTGCTCGTTGTCATGGTTGCAGATTCTTTCATGTTGTCAGTTGTTGCGGTTGCCGTGGTTGCGGTTGCCGTGGTTGCCGTGGTTGCCGTGTCGTTGTTGGTATCATCTGCAACGGTTGCGGTTGCCGTGTCGTTGTCAGCTGCAACCGTTGCCGTGGTTGTTGATCCTACTAATTTAATCTGATTATTTGCAATATTCATAATTGCATCAATATTCATTTTGCCGTTGCTCGTTGCCATTGCAGATCCTTTCGTGTTGCCGTTGCTGGTAGGATATACCAGCAACGGTATAATATTAATTATTAACGTGCATATTGGAATAATGACAACATTACACCTCGTAACACTTGCATATTGTTGACGTGTCGTTGTTGGTTGCCGTGTTGCATTTTTTCAACTGCAACCGTTGCCGTGTTGATCTCTTTTTTGTGTTTTTTACTATTCCATAACCGCAACAACCATACATCGTTGTTGTATTCTTTCGTCATGGTTGCAATTTTTTTGTATTCGTTGATAATCGTTACTTCATCATCAATACAATAATTCATAAATTGCAATTGCAATTGCAACCGTTGCCGTTGCTCCATAATTGCATAAAATGCATTGTATACATACAAGTTGTTGACCTTGTATTGATTTAACACTGATAACACAACGTCAAGTTGATGTATAGCGGTTTTAGTTGCAGATGATACGACATGGTATACATCGCTGTATTTATGATTAATAGCATTTTCCAATTTTTTTGCAACGTCATACAAAATGTGATTTAATGCGCTAACATTCAAGTTGTACGACGTGTTGCTCGTGTTGCTCGTGTAGATAGGATTGCCGTATGCATTGAATTGTCGTGCATTGTATGCAATGCCATTTGTGGTTGCCGTGGTTGCCGTAATTGGAGATACATACGACACTCCATTAATTACGATCTGATTGCCATTGTTGTGGTTGCGGTTGTTGGTTGCGGTTGTCATGGTAGCATTCACTTTCATAAATTGCAACGGTTGCCGTTGCGGTTGCTCGTATCAACATTTGTTGATAACCTATATTAACACATTATATAGTGTTGTCAATTGGCAATATACACCAATTTTACACCAATTTTTAAATGGTTGTAGATCCTACCTATATATAGCGTGTCGTTGTGGATCTGCAACCGCTGTATTCCTACCTATATATATAGCGTGTCGTTGCCGTTGCCGTTGTTGACCTCCATACGGCAACCGTTGCCGTTGTGGTAGATCCTACCTATATATAGCGTGTCGTTGTATTCCTACCTATATATAGCGTGTCGTTGTTGACCTCCATACGCTACACGAGCAACCAATACCAGCAACCAATACCAACAACCACAACCGCAACCGTTGCCGTTGCCGTTGCCGTCGTTGTTGGTTGTATATATCGTTGTCAACTACAACCGTTGCCGTGTTGTAGCGTGTTGCCGTCGTTGTAGCGTGTAACGTGTATATATATGGTAGATCATGTTATGTGTAGGGTGTTGGGATAAATGGCAACGATACACGGCAACCACGATACACGGCAACCATACACGAGCAACGACAACGACGGCAACGACGGCAACCAATATCAGCAACGACACGCTACACGCTACACGAGCAACCGCAACGGCAACGACACGCTACGAGCAACGGTATATATATATGTCAGCTGCATACATGGCAACCACGACACGCTACACGCTACACGAGCAACCGCAACCGTTGCCGTATGGAGATACACCACGACGATCTACACGACGTTGTCAGCTGTATACATGGCAACCGCAACGACACGACACGAGCAACCGCAACCGTGTATATGTCAGCTGCGTACATGGCAACGACGGCAACCGCAACCGCAACCGCAACCGTTGCCACGTGGCAAAACACCACGATTCGACCGTGTTTTTATTCCATATTGCGCACGAAAATTACTGTTCACTACCAGAAAGAAAATGACGAATCCCCATCATATGACAGGGATTGTGTGATGAGGGGATGTATAGGGGATATATGGGGTAAGTGGGGAAGTTGGGGGAATCGGTAGGAAAGTGAGTCTACGGATTCCCCAACCTTTACAACGGCCATAGCGCAGGCAACAATGCGTTATCAGGGCGTTGAATTTAGTATAGCATAAAAATATGATGCTGATATAATGAAATTAGGGTAGTTACAGAGGCAGGATGGTATGGATAAATACAATGTGATTGAGTGTTGGGCAACGTCCAAGGGTAATGGACGATCTGGTAGTGTACCAAAGGTAGTGGTATTACATCATACAGGTGGGAATGGGAATGTAGATGCGGAGGTAGGGTATTTACAGAACAATCCACGGGGTGTGAGTATTCATGTATGTATTGCAAAGGATGGCACACGGTATCGGATGGTACGGGATGAGGATACGGCATATCATGTAGGGTATTCGAGGGTGGGGTCATTAGGGAATGCGAATAGTGTGTCATTGGGAATTGAATTAATCAATCGAGGGATAGCAAATCCACCAGATGCGTATCCTATAGCGCAGGTAGACAGTTGTGCAGAGCAAGTAGCGGAGTGGCTAGGCAAGTATGACAGTATACAGATGGTAACGCCACACGCAGCAATAGACACGCAGGGAAAGATAGATCCATACAACTTTCCGTGGCATATTTTTTGGAAATACCTAGCAATTTACTTATCTGGTACGAATACGATTATTACTGAATAGGAAAGAAAGATGACACCAATGGCATCTGATGATAATAGTCAATTATTAAGATCAATGGAGGGACGGATTATACGAATTGAAACACTTTTGGATGGCATTAATAATGAGATGAAGCGTGGTGACAACAAGTTTGCCAAATTGGAAATGCAAGTTTCTGAATTATCGCAAGAAATCAATCGTATGGAGCAACAGTTATCATATTGGAAAGGTGGATTAGCGATTGTTTCTATAATCTGGCCAATTATAATTAAGTATGTGTTGAAATTCTAGAAAGGAAGAAAAGATGCCTAAGAAGAAAACGCCATCATTGTCGGTCGGTCGTGGCGAGAAGTTGCCGGTATCTAAGGGTGCTGGATTAACGGCAAAGGGCAGAGCCAAGTATAATCGAGAAACGGGAAGTAATTTAAAAGCACCACAACCGCAGGGTGGGGCACGCAAGGATTCGTTTTGTGCCAGAATGTCGGGAATGCCTGGCCCACTAAAGGATGAAAAGGGTAATCCGACACGAAAAGCTGCCTCATTGAAGCGGTGGAAGTGTTAGTTTATGAGAGTTTGTGATGAATTCGATGAGAGAGAGGTAAGTAATGCAGGTCAAAGTATGGTGGAAAAGTAAGACGATCTGGGTAAATGCGTTGTTGTTGGTCATTTCCATCATTAGTGTATTCCAAGCAAATCCCGAAACCAATTGGAAGTTTCTGGCTATCAGTAGTGCGGTGATTAACGTGATTTTGCGCTTTGTAACGGTAGATGCGATTGGTTTATTTGAGGATGATGGACTATAGCAATTTTTGCTATAGAAATAATTGCTATAGCATTTATTGCATGGGTGCTATAGCAATTTTTGCATACATATAAAGAAATAGTATAAAGAAATACTATTGCTCACTATGTTCGCACCATTTGACGGCAGATGCAATCTCATCTATACTACCAGAGCTATCTAGTCAACCACTCGTGACTAGCATTGCCAAATAACGTATACGGATCGTCTTGATGGATGCATACATCAAGGCGATTTGTATTTATGGTATAATGCGATTGGTCGTTGCGCTTCGGGATAGGTGTAAACGGCAGCTGGTCAATGCGTGGAATCCGGTAGTCGTGTCGGAATCTGGAAGTGCAACCTACAAGTAATGCTTGTGGGTTGCACTTTTCTTTTGTCTATGGTATATTGTAGTCATATTCGTGCATTGCAAAGAAAGTGAGAAAATAAATGACTGATGTATGCTTGATTTATGGCGTTGCAGAGTGGAAATCGCTTCCTATGTCTACAGATTTGGATTCATCATATCGCAGAGGGTATTGGTATTTAATTCGTGAGCCGGTATTTGACCATTCGATTGAGAAACAAGATTTATATCGGTTTCAAAATGTGCTGTTATCTGGCGTGATGCATGAAGTGGTTAGTGTCAAATACAAGCGGTACAAGGTGAATCAGATTTGCTTAGAGGGATCACCATTACTTGAAATGAGCAAATCATACTCAACTGATGATAGTGACCGGATTGAGCGGTATGAGAAATACATGACTGAATGTGCAGCCGGATTCAATGACTTCATATTTGAGCCATTTAAAATTACGCAGATAGTGCAGATGTCGATTATCAAGATTAATAGTATGAATAAGGAATTAAAAAATGCAGTTGTATGAGGTAATTAAGAAGCGCAACGATGAGGGTGACACGATACGAATGGATTTGCGCATTGCTGGTCGTATTGTGTTTACCGCAAAGCGAGTCGGCATGGTGTACGGTGTCAAGCATCGTAAGAAAGAACGAGGGTACAACGTGGTATGCACTGCGCAACCAGAGGAATGCGAGTATAACCGCAACGTCAAGAATATGGTGTTTGCCGAGCGTTTGATGTGTCAGTACCTAAAGTTTTTTGCATCGCATTTGTACATTGAGTCAAATCGGCGATTAAAAGAGGAATTATGAAAAAGGTAATGGATCGCAGTTTCAAGTTAAGCAATGAGTCAGCAATGTTTTTGACGGTATATCAAATTAGTGAATCGACGTTGAATGTGGAGATTGGGTGTAGCAACCAGACAGAGTCTATTGTGTTGTGGCGTGACACGGTGTATGAAAAGATACCGCAAAACGTGATGAAACGATTGATAATTCGGATTATTCGTATGTTATCTCGTGCATTGAATGATGCAACAAATGCTGTTTAGGAGTAAAAATGAAGATTTACACTAATGTTCCTGAATCATTAGATGGCAAAACAACGCCACCATACTTTTACGCATTCTGGATGTGTTTCTGCATTCAATGGTCGAAAGATGAATCACGATGGCAATACAAACATCGTGAGGATTATAAATGGTTTGAAAGTGATGTATATACTAAGGATGTTCAACCAAGTGATGAACATTTTTCCGCATGGATATTATCAACAATAGGAGAGGAGTAGTTGTCATGGGATTAAAAGCAGACTGCTGGATTGACACCGAGTGCCAGAATGGCATGATTACACCGTATTCGCCATACCAGAAGCGTCAAGGTATTATTTCATATGGCACAACATCCTATGGATATGATATGCGGATTAGTAATACGTTTAAAGTGATTAATCACGAATCAGTTGTTGATCCTAAGAACATTAGCGAGGATGACTACACCGAGATTTTTGAAACGGATGTGTTTGTGATTCCTCGCCACACATCCGTGCTGGCAATGTCAATGGAATACTTTAAGATGCCACCAGATGTGCTTGGTGTGGTGATTGGAAAGTCAACGTATGCACGCTGCCACCTGATTGTCAATTGCACGCCTCTAGAGCCATCATGGCAGGGCTATTTGACCATTGAGCTAACCAATCCAACGTCCAATCCAATTAAAATTTATGTAGGTGAGGGGATTGCACAGGTAATTTTTTTAAAGGGAGATGAGCAATGTCTAATCAATTACTCAAACAAAAACGGGAAGTATCAAAATCAAGTGGGAGTCACAATTCCAATCGTCGAGTAGTTAAGCCGTTTACAGAAAATGAAAAGGAATTTGTACTAAGTAAAATTGGTATGTATACTGTTCTTTCTATTGCCAAGCGTCTTAAACGTAGCCGTGATAGTGTTGTTGGAATGCTTAACTACCACAATATATTGAGCTTTCAAGAGCGATATAAGAATGGCATTACTCCATTTGCATTATCACGTGAATGGCAAATATCTCATACAAATATTTCATATTGGATTCGTAATTTTAATTTGCCGGTTATTTTACCGGATAAAAATCAGAAGCTTGGCATGGCAGGGCAAAAACCGGTAACAATTATCAATGAAACGATGCTTATTGATTGGTGGAAAAAAGGATATGCACTAATTAATGAAATAAATCCAATTAATGTGGAAAAAAAGCGCACGCTGAATGAAATACGTCAGTATATGTATAAAGAATGGATTCCAACAAATGCCATTGCTGATGCATTGTACGTGACACATAATCATGTTGCTGAATTGATAACTGCTGGGAAAATTGTCGAGCCGGTATTTCGCTATCGTGGTCGTGCATTTCTTAATCGTCAATCAGTATATAATTGAATTAAGAAAAACCATGGCGCAAAAGAAGCGTGGTTAATTGCCAATTATGAATGGAAAGGAATACAATGAATCCACCAGATAACTGTTCAATATGTACTATGCATCCAGCACCTGATGATGATTGGTTTAAGGGATATATTGGCATAATGGGTGTCACATTTTGTGATGTGTGTTTTAATGGCATAATAGAATTACTTACAGAGTTGTTGCCACCACGAGAAAGCGAGGAATTCTAATGCACAAATCTGCAATGGATTGGCTAAAAAAAATTCGTAATGAGCATCACTTTGAAGCTCCGGTATTAGAAATTGGAAGTATTGATATTAACGGATCGCCACGTGAGCTATGGGGAAATTTACATCCATATGTTGGTGTGGACATCGTGTCTGGAAAAAATGTTGACTACGTCGTTGACATACGTGAGTTTGACCAATTCCCACCAGATGATTATTACCTGACAAAAAATTTTCACACAATCATTTGTACTGAAGTGTTAGAACACGTTGATGCAGAAAGCATCATCAATGCAATGTGGAAATTTATGCACGACACGACAAAAGTGGTTATTACGTGTGCTGGATTAAATCGTGCTATCCATAGTGCTGATGGTGGGCAATTGAAATCAAATGAATACTACGAGAATGTTAATCCCGATAAATTGCTTGAATGGTTAAGCAACACACCAAAAAATATTTCGGTTGTTGACATTCAAGTGTTTGCAAGTTCGTGGGCAATGAATGATGTATATGCGTTTGCAATTTACAAAGTTAAGTAAAGGATATAACAATGCAACAATCTAATCCACCAATACAAGCACCATTTACCGCAGCGTGTTATGGAGCTGGCACATTTATAATCGACAAAATTGGCACACGATTTCAAGTATGGACGGGAAGATTAACCAATCCTGGCCCATGGGGGCCACACATTTATCGCACGGTATCTGGTGGAAAACCAGAATTAGTGTGGTTTATGGAAAATGCAAATGGAACACAATTAATTGTAATGAATAAACAATTGTGGTTTGATTACACACCACAAAATGCTGGACAATGGGGGCAAATCATTGATGGATATATTGATCCTAGTGATGAGCCAAGTAGTAAAATTGTTGACGTTGATGCGTCTGCACTTGATTCTATAAAGCAGTCTATTGCTAGTACGCAGAGCATGGCTAATAATGCTAGCTCACAGGCACTACAAGCGAAAACTACTGCAAGTGCAGCGAATAACACGGCAGCTGCCGCATTAGCAAAAGTAGCAGAGCAATCAAAACAGATTGAACAACTACAGGCACAAATTAATGCGTTGCTGACACCAAATCAAGTTACAGATTTGGTGTGGTCTAAAATCTGGGATGTAAACTATCTTATCAGATTAGGATTTATTGAGGGTAAGTCAGCTGATCCTAGTGTACAAAATTACCTAGTTGATTTGGCATACTACATCAGAAAAATGTGTAAATAAATGAAATACAAAATTCGTATCAAGGGATATGCTGATGTGCCACCAGACCAGCTACTAGCAAATCCTAAAAACTTCCGATTACATCCTAAGCATCAACAAGAAGTGTTGAGCAATGTACTATCCACTGTTGGTGTGGTGCAAAATGTAATCGTCAATGAAACAACCGGTCACGTTATTGATGGTCACTTACGCATTGCACTTGCACTACGCAATGATGAGCCAACCGTGCCGGTTACACTTGTTGAATTATCTCCAGAAGAAGAAGATATTATCATGGCTTCATTTGATCCTATTGGTGCGCTTGCTAATTCTGATAAAGATAAACTTGAGGAATTGCTGGCAGACATTGAAACAGACAATCAAGTCTTGAGTGATTTTTTTGCACATTCATCTGTCGATATGGGAATATCCGATGCACCAATTGACAATCCGGAATTGCAATTAGAAGATAAAATGTATATCCTAGTAGTAGAGTTATCTAGCAGTGAAGATTACGAAGCTATCAAAAACGAATTATCGTTACGAGGATATAGCGTGAAAGGAAACCAACGTGGCTAATATGAATCCGCAATCACGAGATAAATACAATCCAGAGCGTGTCAAAAAAATCTTGTTTGCTATTGAGATGGGATCTACTATCATTCATGCTTGTGGATATGCTGGTATTTCATCTCGCACATTCTATGAATGGCAGAAACACCATCCTGATTTTGCAGAACAAGTGGAAATGGCAGAGGGCGCAGCTACAGTCAAATGGCTAGCACGAATTGAACAAGCATCCAACATGGGTACATGGCAAGCAGCTGCATGGAAGCTTGAGCGACGGCATCCACATATTTACGGTCGCCGAGTAGTAGAACACGACGGAGCAATTGATTATGTCATCGACCTCTCCGGATCAACAAATGGTAGTCAAACACTCGAAATCGACAATACCCCAACAAAAATTTTGGAGTAGTAACGCACGATTTCGATTGTTTGTTGGTGGCATCGGCAGTGGGAAAACAAGAGCTGGTACTATTGAAGCATTGCGTATGCCACCAGGTAGTACCGGCATGATTGTTGCGCCAACATATCCTATGCTTAGAGATGCAACACTGCGTACATTTCTAGACTTAACACGCAGTGCAAACATTCTTGTGTCATTTAAGCAAGGCGAAATGCAAGCAAAATTGCGTGGCGAGCGCACAGTGCTGTTTCGGTCTGGTGACGATCCTGATAGACTCCGTGGCCCAAATCTTGGTTGGTTTATGCTTGATGAAGCTGCAATGTTGGCTGACGAAGTATGGAATATTATGATTGGTCGTTTGCGAGAAAAGCCATCTAAAGGATGGGCAGTAACTACACCAAGAGGAAAAAATTGGTTATATTATAAATTCAATTCGGGAATTGAGTATGATATTATCAAATCATCTTCAAGGGATAATCCATTTTTGCCAGAGGGATTTATTGACTCACTTGATAAGTCGTATACTGCCGAATGGAAAGCACAAGAAATTGACGGTGACTTTCTCGATCCAGCAGGTGCAATGTTTCGTCGTGATTGGTTTACAATGGTCGATAGTGCACCAGATGGATTGCAATGGGTTAGGTATTGGGATTTAGCTGCAAGCACTCGCACATCTGCTGACTATACGGCAAGTGTTGCTATTGCAATGGATGATGATGGTAATTTATACTTAAAAGAGGGAATTCACATTAAAGCTGAATGGCCAGATGTACAAAAATTGATGATACGCAATATGTTGGAAAATCCAACCGTATTTCATTATATTGAACAGGCATTACATGGCATTGCGGCTATTCAAGAGTTAATGAGAATTCGTGAAATTGCTCATATCTCTATTAGTGGTGTAAACGTGGAAAAAGACAAGATTTCCAGAGCAATGCCTTGGGCATCCAGAGCTGAAGCAGGTAAAGTAAAACTTGTTGCTGGCAATTGGGTGTCAGAATTTCTTGACGAAGTTTCTATGTTTCCGCAGGGAAAACATGACGATTATGTTGACGCAGTATCTGGCGCATTGCCGATGCTTGGTGGCGGAGGAAAGCTACTGTTATGGGATTAAAATCAATACCGATTGAGGCATTTCCACCATCGTATTGGCGTGTGCTTGAGGGAAAACTAGACGACACCGGCCCATTATCAGTAACTACTGCATATCGAAACGTGCCGGTATTGCACCGTGCCGTCGATATTCGCTCTAAAGCAATTTCCTCATTGCCATATATTTTAATGAAAGGGGAAGAAGATATTACCAATTCCCCTCAAATCATTGATTTTATGCGCATCATGCGACCACTTTTAGGCACAATTGAAATGCACTTGTGTTTATTTGGTGCAGCATATTTGTATATTGAGCGCAACCGATACGGTTTAAACGCCAAATTGCGACCAATGTTGCCAACATCAATTAAACCAATATTTGATGAACAACAAGGATTAATTGCATTTAATCGTACTATTGGAAACAAAGTAATACGGTTAGAGCCTAAAGATGTAATTTATGTATGGATGCCAAATGTTGAATATGAAGTGGGGCCAGGGCATTCTCCAGCACAAGTAGCAATACGAAGTGCCGCAACATTATATTTTCTAGATACATTTCTTGAAAACTTTTGGCGACGTGGCGCAATCAAAGCAACATTGCTATCAGTCAATGGGCCATCACAACAAGCTGAAATGGAAAAGCTTGAAAATTGGTGGAAACGGTTTATGTCTGGTGTAAAAAACGCATATAACACTGTGGCTATTCGTGCTGATATTAAACCAATCATTATTGGTGACACACTAAAAGACACGGTTAATCCAGAGCTTACTGAACAAGCACGTACTGATACGTTAACTGCGCTTGGTGTGCCACACTCGCTTGTGCTATCAAATGCAGCTAATTATGCAACGGCAAAAGTAGATACACTCGCATTCTATGAAAACACGATTGTACCTGAAGCGCACATGATTTGTGATGCGCTAAATGAGCAATTACTTGTGCGATCTGGCATTCGATTAGTGCCACGTCCAGACAAACTTGAAACGTATCAACGTGATGAGCTTGAAAAGGCACAAGGATTACTTACTCTTGTTGGTACGCCAATTCTTACCGTTAATGAAGCACGTGATATGATGGGATATGGCCCAATTGACCAAGCTCCAATGAATATTGATGATAAGTTTAATACACCAGAAGAAGTTATTAATGCTGTTGCACCAGCTACAGATAATTCAACGCTACCGGTAAGCACTGATACTACAACCGTACCACAAAAACTTAAATCACTGCCTAATCCTGATTTACAGAAATGGAAATCAAAGGCAATTAAGTCAATGCGATCTGGCAAGTCAGCTGACGTGTCATTTAATTCTGATGTGATTCCATCAGCAGATGCATTTCACTTAAAACAATTGCTATCAACAGTGGCAGATATTGATTCATTAAGTCATGTGTTCAACGCATTTAAAATTGATGCTGGTGGTGGTTTAACACAAGACGAACAAGAATTGTATGACATCCTCGTTAAGGCAATGAATAAAATTCGTCGTGATGCTATCAATGCTGGTATTGAATTGAATGTAAATCAATTTAGCCAACGGTTGGCACAGGAAGTTTCACTTGCGCTCAATTTATCGTTTACTAATATCTATCAATCATTGATTAAGGAAACAATCAGCAAAATGGGTATTGGTGTTGATCCGGTAGATATTGTGTTAGCAATCTCGCCTGAATGGAATAGCTATCTTTTAAAGCGTAAAGCGCAATTAGAAGATACGACACGTCGTTATTTAATCTCAATTATCAATGGCATTGATGCTGATAATTTATCTGCAGCACTTGATATTCCATTTGGTAATCGCCGAGCGGAAATCATTGCTGTTACTGAATTAACTAATATGTATGCAGTGTTTGCTATAACAATGCAAAAGATTTTATTTAGTATGGGAATACAAACCAAATTGGTTTGGATAACTGCTGAAGATGAATTAGTCTGCCCAAAGTGCAATTCATACAACGGATTAGCACAAGGCAATGGATGGAATGATCCACCACCAATACATCCGTATTGCCGATGTCGATTGGAGTTAATTAAATCATGAAAATGACAGTAAAATTAAGTCCAAATCTTAAGCATATGGTTGAATCACATCGTGCTGGTGATGATTATGCACGCAAATTCAAAACATATATTCCTGTGTTTTTAGAGGAATTATCTGCACGTGGGCAGACATGGGTAGAGAAATATCCACCACCACCACCACCACAAGGCAATGGATCACGATGGGTGCGAGGTGTGGGATTAGTTTACTATAAACGAGATGGATCAATGAGTTTATATGTGCCATCTGAAAAGATGAATACACAATGGCAAATTGATAAAATTAGTAATACAAAGTATTCACTAAAAAACAATGCATCATATAGTGGATTTGTGCAAGTGCAACAATCTCAAATACCTGTACATACGGCAACAGGATGGTTAACTGATAGAATGATGATGGGATATTTGAAAACAAATATCAAAAATATGATTCCTAACCTGATGCAAAAGATTCGGAGTATGTAATGACTGAAATTATTATTCGTGATGGGATAGTTAGCTCATTAACAACGCAACCAACAATTGCATGGGATGCCATACGTAATGGAGATAATCCATATGGAGTATTTGATGCGCAATATTATTTAACGTGGAATGCTTTTTCTGTTGATTATAATAATTTTACTAATCCTACATTATATAACTTAGTATCTTATTTTGATGAAAATCATAATATACAATTGCCTCAATATTACAATTGGAAAACTGCATTTTATGATATTCAATCAATTGCATGGCCATTGTATGAATCAAGTTCTAATGGTTTTTTTAAATACAATGGCGACGATATTTCATTTTATCAAGTTGATTCTGCTATTGGCGCAATCATGCAAATATCATCAAATGATGTTTCTACAAGTTTTATTAATCTATTTTCATTTGTAAAAACAATTTCTAATTCATCAAATGATTCACCATCATGGTTTCCTATCGCACTTGATTATGATAAACAATCCTCATCACCATTAATTCATAGATTTCATTTCCGATCTGGCAAACAATTTTCTACTATTACAATAAATGGTAGCAGTTTTGACATTACTCAACCACATTTATTTGCAATTAAATGTGATGCTACAAATATTTCTTTATATATAGATAGTCAACTTATTACTACATTAAATGCTATTGATATTACATCTGGTCAAGGGTGGAAATCATATAATAGTGCATATCCAAATTCATTTATTATTGGTGGATATTTAGGAAATCAATTTCCTGTTCCTACAATATTTGCAATTAAAGGTTTAGGTGTTTATGCTGTTTTTCAGTATAATTTATCATATAATCATAGTGAGGTTTTTGATTTGTGTAAATACCGTTATAATGTTCCTGATGTAACTTACGCACCATCAGTATCAACCATTACATTAGGTGCAACACAAATACCAATATTTGGTAGTACGCAATTTTCTAATATAAACTATATTGAATTTATTTAGGAGGATTACATGGCTATTTGGACAGCACCGGTTACTGTTGTTAACGGAGATAATTTATCGGCATTACTTTGGAATAATCAATTAGGTACAAACGGATCATTGCGATATGTGTATGATGTACAAAACACCATTATTGCAAATACTTTGAGCCGTAATGTCGTTTTGCGCAAAAGCACAAACACAGTATTGGCAGCTGGTGGTAATTCAGATATTGCGTTTGATACAATTACCGTTAATTATAGTAATGATCAACTTAACTTTCCAATTACAACACCGGTAACTGCAATTCCATTTCCTCAAGCTGGTGTATACATGGCATCATTTACATTGCGATATACTGTTGCATCAAATATTACAGTAAAATTTACTGTAACAAATGGCACTACAGTTATTGCACAACAAAACCAACTTGCATATATTGCAAATGGCAATATAATTACATCTGCTCTTATTCCAATTGAATCAAGTAGTTGCACACTAACAGTAAATATTTTGGCATCTGTGGCTGGTACGGCAACCGCAGCTGCGGCAACTAGTACTGTTGATGCTAATATGCAATTGCGATTAGTGAAGATTACGGGTCAATAATGAATGATGAAATAATTACTGCATATGAATCAGCAAAGATTGCATTAGATGGATTAAAAGCCATTACCGTATCATCATATTCTCGCAATGGAAAACTTATATCTGGATATAACAAACAAGGTGCTACCGCAAGTAATCAAGTGCAAAAGCCAAGTATACGTGGTGAAGCACCTGTACCAGAACAAGTTATGTTTCCAGCACTGTATAAACGTGCAAGAATTAAGGCACGTCAAAAGTATGCATTATGGCCAAGTGCTCATGCAAGTGCATATTTAATATCTCAATATGAACAAATGGTAAAAGCACGTGGTGGTAAGCCATATCGTGTCACTAAATCACTTGAATTGTGTGCCATTGGTGTGCTATCGTATATTCAAGAGGGTAAATCTATTGATGCAATAGATTATCTGAAAAATATCAACGAATGGTTTACCGAGGAATGGATTGATATAGGTAATGGAATGTTACCTAAATCTGTATTAGTTAAGATAGGTGATTAATGCCATATACGGAAAAACAGATAATCACTGCTGATTCATTCAATATGATTGTCACGCGATTTGGATTGTTTGATCAATCAGATGATGCAAATGGTTGTGACTACAAAGTTGAAAGTATGAATCAAAATCATGCTGGCAAGTGTTGCATGGAATGTATTTTTTATCGAGGTACAGGATGTGCAATTGTTAGTGGCACTATTGAGCCAATGGGTGTTTGTCGTTTTTGGATTATCAGTGAAGAAGAATTAACAGAAAGCGGGTACGCAGATGGCAGCCAAGAAGAAAATGACAATGGGCAAAGCACCAATGGGCAAAGCACCAATGGGCAA